GCTAAGGTCTTTACCCGTTTTTAAATTTGAATGATTATTAACAGGAATGTCCTCAACAACAACTACCTTGATGTCGTTCCTTTGTATAATTTCTTTTAATTTGAAATAGATTTCTTTCATTCTATCTCTAACATCGTCAGAGCTGGTTTTTATTAATCCATAATCCACTAAAGCACCGGTTTCAGCATCAATAATTCCGTAACCAGTTTTTTTTGTTGCAGCGTCGATTCCTAAAATCTCCATCTCGTTATTTTCCTTTCAACATATCTTTCACCATTCTCTTGTATTTAGCATCTTTCTCAATTTTCTCTTTCACAAACTCCCATATTTGTTCTTTACATAAATTTAAACTTACGGGTATTATGATAAATCCAATTATCATAAGAACTATTATAAGTATAATGGTATTCAAAATATAATCTACTCCTTATTGTCTTGTTTTTCTACAACTTCTGTCCATCTCTTATGGATGTAAGAATTTTGATGTAGAACATTGGTATATCTTTCCATAGCTTCATAAGCACGTTCTTCAAATGATGGGTCAACAGAAGCTCCATCTTCAATTGCAGCAATATAACTAACAATTACGTCCTTACATTCACTAATGTCAAGACTATTAATGTCTTGTGTTAATTTATCTATTTTTCTATTTATTTCAGTATCGTTTTCTATCATTTTCCCCATTATTCTAGTTTCCATCTTGTTCATTTCTTCAAGAATAGGGCTACATTCCTTTTTGCTTATCCATTTCCAAAACTTTCCTATGACTGCTAAAATGGCGCTCAAAGAAGCTATTACCCCCGCTATAATGGCTAATGCCGATACTATTTGACCAACAGTATAATTCATACACACTAGCTCCTTTTTTTTGATTTTTATAAAAGTAAAAAGCAAAGGGAAATGGTTATAATCTAACCATATCCCCCTTTTTATAATTATTCTTTTTATTAATTAATTCGTTTATGCCATTCTTATTTATAATAAAATAATCTGGTCTAGCTAATATAATTTCGTATTCTTGTTCAACCTTAACTTCCTCAGTCTCGGTAGTAGGCGTTTCAACAATTTCTTCCTCATCAATATTAGCTTTGATGTATCTCTTGTTTGACATTTTGCTCTTCCTCCTTCTTTAACTGAGCACAAGTACGCCAGTCGTCAGTATTAACCAAACGTCTTTCTTGATTACAGTAGCGCTGTTTAATACATAATTTATTGGTTAAGGAGCAAATTAAACTTTGCTCCAAACCATTTTTCTTAAACTGACTATATTGACATTGTTGTTTCATTATTAAGCAGATGTAACAGTAACTGCAACATTAGCGTCGATTGAATCTTTACCAGTAATAGTTGCTTTAATATTAGCGTTACCAGTAGCAACACCTGTAACAACACCAGAAGCGTCAACAGTAACTTTAGCAGTTGTATCTGATGCAAATGTTAATTCACTTGGTTTAACTAAGAATGCAGCCCCATTAGAAGGTATAGCAAATACTTTTAAAGTCTTTGTTGCGCCTGTAGTTAATGAGAAGTCTCCACCTTCAATAGCTAAAGCAACTACATTATCATACCAATTAGCGTCATATAAAATTTCAGTGATTGTAGCATAGATAGGTCTATTTGCAGTACATCCACCTTCATTTACTTGAGAAGCTAATGCTCTTACTGATAATGGAGTTTGAGCAACTGAATCTGGAGTCATTGATAATGTAAATGCACCAGTCATTGTAGCTTTTGGAACTTCGATTTGTAATGTACCAATTCTATTTGTTGTAGAATCAGAACTACATAATTGAGCCTCCATAACTAATCTAATTGTGCTTGGTAACATATCTGCATAAATAGTAATTTGTTTAGCAGAAGCGTCAGAAGCATAATATCTTACACATACATTTCCATTGTAGTTATTATTTGACATAGTGAATGAGCTACCACTAAATGTTACTCTTTCTGTATTGTCATCTTTATCTGTTACCCAACCATATAGATTAGTTCCAGAAATAGCTAATGGAGTTTTTCCAACAGTTCCGGCACCATTTGTAACTTCTACTGTTTCAGTAGTCCATACATCAGCACCAGTAGTTATAGCAGAACCTACATTTAATGCTAAATAATTTAATGAGAATTGAGCTTCATTAATAGTGATGTTCATTTCAGCAGTATGATAATAAATGTATTGTAATTGGTTTCCTTGTCCAGCTCTAACATCAGTATTTGATAAAGTTGTTTCAATTGAGCTGTCCATTAGTGTAGTACCAGTAAATAATAAATTGTCTTCAGAATCATAACCATATACATTTGCTGTACTTACTAAAAACTTTTTCATAACTTTTTCCTCCTTTATTGATTTTTTTTGGCTATTGATTAGCCGAATCTATTTTATGGTGCATAGCCTCTGCATCAACCTTAACGTCAACATATTTATCTGATTTCGTTAAGTCGGCCATCCAGTGTTTAATTTGATTTTCATCTTTAAATTTAACCATACCAGACATCTGAGCACCTAAATAAATTTCATAATGTAATTTGTGGTCAACACGTTGTAAGATTTTACTGAATTTTCTAATAGTTAATTCATAAATATCTTCCATTTTTAATGGTGTTGAAATTAATACACAAATCATTTGGTCTTCAAGAGTTCCCATTTTATAAGCATTTTGCTTCATTTTATAAGCTTCTGCTTTTTCCATAGCATCTCGAACTTCTTTTTGAATTGTATCATCTATGTGGTCTATACAATTTTGCATAAATACAATATTTGTAATTTCATCACAATCTTCAGAATTATATACAACTCCATTTATTTTAAAAACAGCTTTTCCATTTTGGTCTAATCCAAAATTAAAAGCGTTATCATCATCTATATGTAAAACCATTTTCAATAGTTCTTTAAACATATATAAATATGGTAACTCTGTCGTGTTTGCCATATAGTATAAAAATTGTAAATATGTCATAGTTATAACTTCTGGATTAGGCGTGCTATTTTTATCTAATAATAAACAATTCACATAAAAATGAAAATCTAAATATTTATCCATTTTAACTGGGTATATATTTAATTCTTTATATGGAATAGGTTTATCATAATATAAATAAAAATCATATTTATTATTCATTACGCTAAATTAACTCCCATTGTTATAACTTTACCTTTATAGGGTTTTTCTCCCGTTGTTATTACACGACAATAAGTTGTGACGTCATAATCAAAGTATAGAACCCCTACTCCGCCGACATCAGCGCCATTTAATATTTCTATTAATTTTTGAATAATAGTATCTAACCTTGTCGTATAGTTTGATAAGTGATTAATTTGAGAATGAATAAAAACTTCCATATTCACACAACAAATACCATAAACATATGTAGTTGGATAAATACTAGAAGGATATATTCTCAAATAACTCTTTTCTTTATTAGTAGCCTCATCCATAAAGAAATCTAAAAATACATTACATTCGTCTTGTTTTTTTTCACCATTATAAATCATTTTGGCTTTCTCCTCACGAGTTAAATTTGGTTTTTTCCAAGCATCAGCATCTGTATATTTTAATAATTTCCATATAATTTCTGCCTCTGGTTCTGTCATTAAATATTCTAATATTTTATAAGCAATATTAGGCATTTGTTTATATTTGGCATAAGACGATTTAATAATTTGTGCATTTGCGTCATTCATTAATATAACCCCCTTAAAGTGAATTCAAAAGTTTTAACTACATCCCCCCACGTACATTGTACTTTAACTGGATGCAATAAATAAAACTTTTTATTTTCCAGAGTAAATGAATTACCGTTGACAACCAAGTTATAATTTTTTCTTGGAACATCTAAACTTACATCTACAATTTCAATCAAATCATCTTGTTTAATACCATTTTTATATAAATCAACATTGACAGTTAAAATTTCTCCTTCAAGAACATAATCAATATCTGGGCTAACTAAAATATCATATTTGGTTTCAGCAGAACCTTCTTCTAATACCGTAATAGTCATAGAGCCATAAACTCTTTTATTATCAGCCATAATAGCATAAATCTTAGCTGTTCCGGCTTTTAAAGTTTCAAATTCATTTCCGTTTATAGAAATAACTTCCTCATCAGAACTTTTCCAAAGAATATCTTTCTCAACAATATCTTTACCTTTATATACGACAGCATTAAATTGAGATTTAATACCAATATCATAAAAGGTATTATTTTCACTAATATCAATACTATATTCAAATCTGTTAACATTAGCAAATCCATTGATAATATCATCTTGTTGATAATCCATTTCATATTCCTCCATATAAAATTGAGTAACAGAAGGAGAATTATCATCTCCGGTAATAGTATTTAATGAGTTTCCTAATCCACCGGCATATAATCTAAAACCAATTCTTTGCTCCGGTACACCGAATAAAAATCTATCATTTGGCTGGATTTTTACCGTTCTACTATTTCTTTGGCACCATACATATTGTTCAGCTTTACCAGTGACAATGGTCATAGTGTCATTATTATTCGTGAATCTTAACACTTGGTCTATAATGCAAGGTTCATATATTTTATTCCCATTTTCATCAAAAAATCTTAATGTATTATTACATCTACGCACTTCAGCCGTTGCAACTAAACCAGCCCCGCCATCTACATTTGTAACTAAATAATAGTTTCTACCCCATTTAAACTTCATACCAAAATATGGTTCAACTGGGAAATCTGGCGTAAAAATAAATACTTTATAGTCATTACCAACTTGCATACCAGTGTTATAATTAACAACCGGGTCTACTCTTACCATAGGTATTGGTCTGAAATCCCTTTCTCCATAATGAGCTTCATATTGAATTTCATTATAAATTACATTAGGGGCATTATCAAAAGTTTGTTCACATATAGCTACATAATCGTCGTAATAAGATTTAGTCGGATTTGTAACCCTCGTTGGTTTAGACGATTTATAATATCTTAGTGCCATCTTTAAGTACCGCATCCTTCATATCATTGATAAGATTAGTACAATGGTTGACTATATATTTAACCCTATCGTGTTCATCTGGACTAAAACTTTTCATACCCTCTATCATATACAATAACTCTATATAATATTGGTTATCTTGCCATAATTTACTTGCACCAGTCAATTTTGTGCTTAAAAATGTAAGATGTTTTTGATAATTATTATAAGCTTCATCGCGGGAATATACGACTTCACTCTCTTTATTTTTACCTTCAAAAATGGGCAATGTTTTCCAACATTGATTAATTAATATAGTTAAAGAATCTAAAGTTGCCTTGTCGTCTAAATTAAAATCATTTTTCATTTTAATCTAACGCCCACTTATTTAACCAATTAGATTGATTAAGACTATATACTGTCTTTTTAGTAGCAACTTGTTCCATTAATTGGTCTCTACGACTTCTTTTAGCATTTAGGTTATTGGCTTCTGAATATCTATGGGCTTCTTTATTATTTTGCATCATACCTACAATTTGTCTAACGTCGTTGATTTCTTTATCTAACCACGCTATAACCGTATAATCTGCTATAATACTTTTTTCAACTTCACTAAGTTTAGTTAAAAACACCCTTTTATCATTATCTCTTAAAGATAAATCCTTTTTACAATTTTCAAAATTTGCCAATCCTCTAACCATAAAGCCTTCCAAAACTATATTAAAATCATCTGGAGAATCCACAGCCAATCTATTAAGATGGTAATCCTCTATAGAAACTAAAGCGAGGTCAATAATATCATCATATGAAGTAGTTTCAATCTCCTCTTCAGTTTCTTCTGGAGTTGTAACTAATTCTTCTTCGGTATTCTCCACATTTACCCCTCCTAGTTATCATTCTTTAATATTTCAGATAATTTCTTTTGATTTCTAAAATCATCCATTATATCAATTCCTAAATTGTCATTGATAACTTGAACGATATTCATATCTACACTTTTTTCATTCTCATTTAACTTCTCAAATATAATTCTTTTTAAAGTTTCTTTTTGATTTGCTGTCATATTAGTAAAAACTTTTTCAAATCCAGACCTATCTTTATTAAATAAGTCAAGCATTTCATCATAACTTAATAGTTTCTTATATATGTTAGTTAATTTTTGACTTTTTACTACGTCATCATCATTTATAAAGAAATTTCCGCCTTCAACAAAAGATTTATTATTCTTAATAATTTTCTTTAAATCCTCTAGTGGAATACTTTGTTCTTCCCCAATATGTTCAAATGTATAAATTTCACCTTGACCATATCCTTCAGTTGATAAATTTAATTGACCAACAGTTAAAGAAGTAACAGTAACATCCTTATTATTTTCACCGATATATTGAGTAATATTTTGAACCGGTTGTTGTTGGCTAGTTATTTGAGCAAACATAGTTTGCATTTCTTTCATTTGATTTAGTAAATTTTCATATTCTTCTTTACTTACTGTAACTGTATCATTATTTTTCTTTGTTGTACTTTTTTTTGTTGTCGTACTTGACATAATCCATCTCTCCTTTTTTACTAAAAATAAAAGGGGTTGATACAAATCAACGCCCTTTTAAATATATAAATTATATAATCTAAAATTATAGAGTGATTTCACCAGCGATAGCTGAAGTAAATGCACCTACACCATAAGATTTATATAATGTAGCAACTTGTTGTAAGTTAGCATTATAGAAATTAGTTTCGTTGTTT